GTGGATACTTCGTCCGCTGCATGATTCGATCTTCAGCCTGCTGAGACTTATCTCGCAGGATGGTACTCACAATCAAGTTAAACCGCTTGTGCGTTTGCTTGAACGACGAACTCGTTTAGTTCGTGAGAACCGGCCTCCGGGTGAGAGATCACCTGGAAGGCGAGTGGTTCTTCCGAAGAAGACGTGGGCGCTGTTCTCGTACGATCTAACCGCAGCTACAGATCGTTTACCAGTGGCCTTTCAGGAGGAGATACTAGTTCCATTTCTGGGACGGTGGCTCGCCGGATGTTGGACCATGATACTAACGTATCGTGACTACTGGGTTTCTTTGAAGGAAGACCCGGCAGACCCGACACCGACAATGACTCCTCTTCGGTATGCCGTAGGGCAACCGATGGGAGCATTATCCTCATGGGCAATGTTAGCATTAACCCACCACTGTATTGTGCAGTGGGCATGGTATCGAGTATGTAATAGGGAAAAGAGGAAATGGAGCTGGTACCGGGAGTATGCGGTGTTAGGTGATGACATCTGTATTCTCGGGCACAAGGTAGCAGGGGCTTATGTGGACATTCTTCACTCGTTAGGAGTAGAGATTGGTATGCATAAGTCTTTGATCTCAATTGATGGGACAGCCGTGGAATTCGCGAAGCGTACTTTCTATAAAGGAAAGGACGTTTCGGCGATATCTCTGAAGGAGCTTCTCGTCGCTAAGAGAAATCTTAGTGCCGGTATGGAGCTTTGTCGGAGATATAACCTTAGTCTAGGGGCTTATTGCAAGTTCTTAGGTTACGGTTACAAGCGGTTGGGATCACTGACGATGCGTCTTTGGTCTATGCCTTCTCGATTGAGAAACTATATTGTGGCCTATACTGGTCCAGGCATGCCCTCTTTCCGGGATCTCGTCTCGTGGTTGTCTCAGAAGTCTATTCTTTCTTCATACTTGAAGACTGATGTGGCGCTCGAGAAACTATGGGATACCTTTGTACAGGTGGAAAAGGAGAGACTCCTTTCTCACTTGGAAGAGGTTGAGGAACAATATCGGCGTGCCAATATTGCGACTCAGCAGTACCGGGAAGGGGGGAAGTTAATTATTTGTGGAGTTGTCTATGATAATTTTCCTTGGCACCCTGGAATCAAGGGTGTTGAGGCGGAGGACCTTGATTTTATGAATCAAACGGTCTATCGAGAGAGCTTCATTAACGGATTAACGCGCCTGCATGAGATTAGGAACCAAGTGATAGAGATTGGTACCGACCGGGAGGTCGATATCATGGCTCTATGGAGTTTAGTCGATGAACTCGACGACTCCAGTTCCTTAATCCCTGGGTTGGCGAATGTTAGCTCTATTCCTAAGGAGAAATCCTTGGGAGTAGGTCTAGCACTTGTCGATCGTTGGATTAAGTACTCACGCTCATTCCGTTCAACGACAAAAGGATCTTCCAATCCTTCCTAGGGTGCCCTTAGGCTTACGAGTCAAAGGACCAGGGCGGTTGCATGGTAAAGTGTCAAGCTGGACATGCAGATTATTTTTGTTTCTGTATGATCCGGCCTTTATCAGGTGGATTCCTGATCAACCTAGGATATTCTCTTAAATATAAGAAAAGAAGATGAAGTAATTCGTCTACACTTTTCGAACATTTTTAATAAGTATCTAAGCTGAGCAGGATCCGGGTTAGTGCCCGACTTTAAGGGATAAGTCAAAAGACGAACGATTTGCCGAATGGTATCTAGTTAGAGTGTAACAAGCTCGTCTGGTATCAGTAGCGATCCTCTTCGTCTGATGACGACCGTGATGACTGTTAATCATCACGGGGGGGCCGGATCCTTAATCACTTGTGG